CCGAGGACTACCAGGACGAACACTTCCTGCGGCACAACGGGAAGAAGTACAGGATCGTACGGACCTACCTGACGAACGACGGCGGGATCGAGATCACTGCGGAAAGGAGTGACGAGAATGCCGACGCAGCAGCAGACAGCAACTCATGACGCGGTGGATGACCTGGTTACGAAACTGAACACCATCAGCGGGATTGAGTTCGCCCGTGATGCCTGGCTGGAGAAAGCTCCGGATAATTACGGCGTCGTGGAGCTCGGCGGAGAGGCTGGGCAGCTGTGGGCGGACGGTCACCTGACGGACTCTGTCTGGCGGGTGGTTATCTCGCTGTACGTCACCGGGGACGACGATACCTGGAAGAACACCGTTGAGGCAAAACTGAGGGCCCTCGAAGACGAGGGCGTGATTGACATGACACACATCGTCACCAGGGACTTTGATTACCAGATCGGGAAAGTCCGCTGGGTGTGGACCGTGAACATGTTCGCTGACCTGGTCACAGTCGAAACGGTGGTTGGTACGACATGAGGCTGATTGTACACGGCATCGAGGCAATCGACGAACAGCTGAAGAAGTTGGGCGGCCGGGAGCACGCGAGGAAGATCGTGGAAGCCGGAGCTGCTGCAGCGGTCAAGAAACTGCAGGAGCGGACGGAACAGGCACATCACATCATGCTGAACGGCGGCGAAATGATGAAGGCATTCGCACCCGGAAAGTACCACGAAGACATCGACGAATGCTGGCAGGACGTGTATCCGCAAGGGTACGACTCCCGCGGGGTTTCCAACGCCGTGAAGGGATTCGTGATCAACTACGGCTACGGCGGACGGCGAACAGCGAAAACGGGTGACAAGTTCATCACCGGCAGGAAGCCGGAACTCGACGAGGTAGTCGGAGCGGCCATGAGGGCCGAGGCCGAGCGCCTCATGAATGAATAAACGAGGTGAAGACATATGGCGAAAATCGGTATCAAGGGTCTGACCTACGCCACGTTCAGCACTGGCGGTGAAGGCGGGTCCATTACCTACACAAGCCCCCGGAAAATGGATGACTACATGATCCGGGCGGACCTGGGCGAAGAGCACGAGGACATCGGCTTCTACGCGGACGACCACAAGATCGACCGTGAGAACTCCATGAACAACGTGACCATCAGCCTGGAGCTGGCGAACATGACGGAAGACATGGAGAAGGAGATCCTCGGCTACAAGGCCGGCTCCGGAAACGAGCTGAACGTCACGAACGAGGCCAGCCCGTACGTTGGCGTCGGTTTCATCCGCAAGGAGCGCTTCAAGGGCGCCGTTGCGTACCACGCCTACTGGCTGTACAAGGTGCAGCTCGCGAAGGAATCCGACAGCTCCCAGACTAAGGGCGAGAGCATCGACTTCCAGACCGAGACCCTGAGCGGCGATGCGATCGGCGTCACGCTGAGCACCAGCGGCGACGTGATCTACTACAGCCACCTCCGCAGCACGACCGAAGCGGCTGCCAGGACCTGGCTGAACGGCAAAGCCGGAATTACCTGACGGGACACGGGGGCGCTCCATTCCGGGGCGCTCCCTTCTTTTGACATCGAAAGGAGTGCTGACACATGGTTAAACTGAAGATCGGAGACACTGAGTACGGACTGCGGATGGACATGTACGCCATGGAACAGATCGAAGAGACGTTCGGCAGCATGAAGGACATGTTCGAGAAGATGCAGACCGGCGGGAGCAAGATGGTCCAGCAGTTATTCAGGATCCTGGCCAACTCCCAGCTTGCTTATGAAGGAAAAGAAGAGACGGTCACCGGGAACGAGTTGAAACGACTCCGGGTGGCGGCGATTGCCGGCATTGGCCAGGCGATCCGCGCAGCCGTCGAGGAAGGCATGAAGAGTGAGACCACGGACGGCGCGGAAGCGGACGACGAGGTCTTTGACGTATACCTGGCGGAGATTGAAGCAAAAAACTGAAGAACCGGCGCGGGACGCGGGTCCGTGAATACTACGGATACGCTCTTGTCGCCGGAATTCCTTATTCAGAGGCCCGGCGGATGACGCCGGGTTTTATTCGTGACATGTACACTATCCGGTTCAAATACGACGTCAAACTGATGGGCGGAAAGATCGGAAGGAAAATGGGACTGTGAGGTGACAGGGTTTGGCCAACGACATCAAGCAGCGGATCGTTCTGGAAGGCGAAAAGGAATACAACGCCGCGATAAAGGAAGCGCAGCGGAACCTGAAGGTGCTCCGGAGCGAACTGAAGGCTGAGACGGCTGAACTGGGGAAGAACGCCAGCGAACAGCAGAAGGCTGAAGCAAAGCGTAAGAGCCTCCAGAAGCAGATCAAGGAACAGGAAAAGGTCGTCAAGACCTACGAAGAAGCCCTGAAGGAAGTCCGCGAGAAGTACGGCGAGAACGAGGAAGCCGTCGCGAAGTGGGAAATCAAACTGAACCAGGCACGGGCAACGCTGGCCGAGATGAAGGATGGCCTGACGGATACCGGAAACAAGATGAAGTCCGTGTCCACGGAAATGAACACGGGCGTCACGGCCGCGAACAGCCTGGCAGATTCGTTCAGCAAACTCGGCGAGCTCGGTGCATCGGTCAGCAGTTCCATTGAGGGGCTGTTCTTCGGACTGATCGACAACGTCCACACGGCGGTCAGCGCCATCTGGAGCGAGTTGATGGACGTCGCGGCGAAGTCCGACAACTACCTGGACCTGGCATCCTATTTCGGTGCTACGGCATCGGAAGTCCAGAAGTGGGACCGTGCCATGAAGAGCGCCAACGGTAGCATCGAGACGGTCACGTCACTGATCACAAAGCTGAAGTACAGCGGGAAAGAAAAGAACGTCGCTGAGTGGTTCGGCGTATCAAGCGAGAACTACGAAAACGACCTCGAATACTTCCAGGCGGTCATGACCCAGATGTACAACATGCGCGACGAAATGAAACGCGCCGGTACATGGGACATAGCCATGGCGGACATCTTCGGCAACAAGAAGGGCGTTGACGTTGAGGGAATCCTGAGCGACTGGGCAGATATTACCGCAGGGCTTAGCAAATTCAACGCAGAAGACGGCGGATTCGGCCTGAGCGAAGAGGACATCAAAAAGATGGGTGACCTCGCTGTTCAGGTATCAACGCTGAAGGAATCCTGGCAGGCGCTGCAGGAGATGGCAGTCGTTCACCTGTTTGGTGACCTTGCCCTCAATGTGACCGGCAATTTACAGAATATCGTTGATGCTTTCAAGGAATACTTTGATGCGGACACGGATGAAGGCCGCGCAGCTGCCCTGGATAAGGTCAAGACGAACATTGAGGAAATGTTCAAGTCGATTTCGGAAGCAGTCAAACAGGGCATTGCCATTCTTGGCGAGGTTGCCGGAGATCTGAAGAACAGCGACGATCCGCTTGTCAGGGCGTTCGGCGAGTTCCTGGACAAGATCCACGGTGCGCTGGAATGGGCGACCGACCCGAACAACTGGAACACAATCAAACAGGGATTTGAGACCATCGTCGGGATCTGGGCGGCTGGCGAAATCATGACGGCTGTATCGAATCTCGCTGCATTTGCTTCTCATATCGTCACAATCAAAAACGCGATTCCGGCACTCAGCGGTCTCGGCGGCCTTGGTTCGCTCGGATCTGGCGGAGGCGGAGGATTCGGAACGCTTCTGTCCGGCGCAGGGTACCTGGCTGTTGGCCTGATGATGGTTGCTCCTACGGTGCAGAAACTATTTGACCCGAAGACATGGCAGCAGACGGAAGCCGAGAAGAAGCTGGACGAGATCGTTGAACAGTCCGACATGGGCGAGGTTAAGGAAGCTGTCAAGGAAGCCGGGATCTCAAACCAGGACCTGCTGCGGACAATGTGGAACCGCGGAACGTACACCGGAGGCGACACCAGCGGACTGGCAACGCCTGAAGGAAAGAAAAAAGAGGAAGAAGAGATCATCCGGGAGATCTACGGCGGAACGGACGGCGTCGTTATTCCGAGGGCCGGGACGAGGAAGATCGAGGCAACCCAGGAGCAGATGGCAGCAGCTGAAGCCTTCTGGGATACATGGAAGCTGGTCACGAGCGGTGCCGGCAGCGATGAAGGTTTCGATCGTGCCTGGACTGACTTTGAGAACGCATTCGGAGAAGATCAGGCCGTATTCAACCGGCTGAACGACATGATGGACCGGCTGATGCAGGAGCTGGACAGCAACGGAGAGGACCTGGACGACGATAAATGGGAAGATCTGCCGGCAGAGTGGTGGAACTCCCTGCTGAACAAGGAAGAGCTCACTCCTGCGGATATCAGCAGTTTCCGGCAGGTCCCCGGCGAGATGGAGAAGGCAGTCCGGAACGGCGTGAGCGGGATCCAGATTACGATGGACGGCTACTCGGTGGCCAGAGTGATCACACCGTACGTAAGCGAGTTTATTGCAAGGGATGTCCCCTATTAAGAGGTGATTAGATGATTCTGAAACGGCGGGTTTCGCTGAACGGTGAATGGCTGGACGAGATCGACAACCGGATCACCATCAGCGACATCGAGTGCCAGGACGGGCGCGAGAACATCTCGGCAACGGACACGGCCACAGGATTCGGACAGCGGATCACCCAGAAGCGCCGGAACACGCTGGACGTCATCGTTAAGTTCCGGATGTTTGAACGCGGCCGGAGCGTGAACGGCCTGAAGGAACGGAGCAAACTGCTCGAAAAG